CGTTGATGTTTTTGAATATTCGTTTGCAGTCAAGCAAGTAATTGAGAAACATATCGCTAACCAGCTTGCCATATCGGATCTGAGGAAAAGTGGTAGCATGTTTACTGCATCCCAGTATGTCTCTCAGAAGGATTATAGTGGAGTAGAAGATTACGAAGATGCTGCTGCTAGCGACAGAGAAAAATGGGATATGTTTTTGGATATCCCCGACGAAAAGGAAATCATGTTTCACAAAGATCAAGAAACGTTTCGGAAGCCTGACCCCCTCTCTGTACCATGTGTTGCTGTTACTGAGAGCGGTATGTTAGACAGTGTCAAGACTTACCTGTCCGGACCCGATGTTCTTGCATCGCGGTTTGTTTCTCCCATTGAGTTCGTGTCAGCAAAACCACTCTCTATGGCCGCGAGCAGTTTTCTCAGAAACGCATGTGCACGAAGTGAGGCGTTCGTAGTCACTCAGAGTAGTGAGCAAAAGTTGTTAGGAGAGAGAAACAGGTACATGGTGTACTTTACTGGCTTCTGTTCTGCATTTTTGACACAATCACAGCGACGCTCGATCGAAGAATTCCTCTTGGAGATAGGCTTCGATGGAGTCGTTTGGGGAGATGTGGATTTGCGAACAGTTCCCAAGTCAGACCAGCTTGACAGTATTCACGTTGACAAAGGCATTCTCGCTATAACGCCATTGCTATGCACTGAAGGAGGTGAGTTCACCTATGCACAATTAGTGAGTTCCGCCTCGGGCCGCAATGTCCTTGTTAACTCTATGTCATATGTATTCCAGGCAGTTGGAAGTACGTGTGTTTGGGTGTGGGACAACGCGTTCGGTACTAGCAACATGTATTTCTCTTTTGCTCGGTTTGCGTTTGTTTCCTGGCTGTTCTTCGTTGCTATGGGTTGGATCCCCTTCACTCTCTCAGCTCTCCTTTCGAGTAGTTCACTGTATTTCAGGTACGGTCTGCAGTCACAAATGGTTTCAATGGGAGCGTGGGCGAGGAAAAAGTGGCATGATATGTATCAATACTTTGACGTCAAATGGGAGCACAACGTGTTCGAAAACTTTGTTTTTGGTACCCACGCTACTGTATTACTTGCGACCTTCGGTGCCCTCGCGGCTCTTCCCTTTGTTCTTTCCTCTCAGTCACGATCAAAAACAAAGACAGAAGATGGTAGTGTTGAAGAAATGGAAAGTCTATTCGGATGTGGCAGCTCAGTTAAGAGAAGATCCAAGGCAGCGATCACCAATGATTTTGGACTATGGGATTCCTTACCTGCTCGCTCCAAGTGCACAGGAGGTCCTCAAGAGCTTTCTACCAAGGTGATGCGCAATGTAAGGGCTATGGAAATTCGCGAAGAAGG